AATCCACCATATAATTTGTAAGACTAACTTCCACTGCTTGCTGGGCCGGGGGTGGAAGTTACTTTTTCAATTAAGCATATTTTTAATTAAAGCATATTATATGTATATTATGGTTGACAATTTGTCAATCATAATATACAATGAACATAAGATAAATCGTTAATTGTTATTAAAACAAGGTAGTTAATCCGAAACATTGTCCGTGTTGGATAATTAAGGTTTTCCTAAGGATTTGCTATCTTGTTTTTATTTGTTTTAAAAATCCATTCTTCATATCTCGATTTGTTATGAAGCATATCATTTCTAACAAATGCAGCCAATTCCTTTTTATTTTCATTTTCATTTTCATTAGTGCATTTATTATTGTGATTGACACTTAAAGCGCCTAGGAGTAAGTCATCTAATTGTAATAAATCATCTTTTTTAGAATTTATAGGCTCTACTGTTTTTATAATATATTGTGTATATCCTTCACACATTAGAACAAAATTTGTATAATTTTTTAAATACTCTGTGAAATTATCTTCCTTAATACTGCTTTTAGCATCTGTATAAATATAATAATATCCTGGTCCAATTTTCTCTATACTATGAAGAACTCTTAATTGAGTAAATTTATTATACACCCTTGATCTTCCTATCTTTGATTTCCCACCAAAACGTTTGTAATCTATATATTTTTTATCAATTACTATCATATGAAATTTGAATTTACCATAGGACAAGACATTTTGCAATAATTCCTTATATACCTTAGATCTTAAGTTAGATGTTTTGTTAAAATGTAATTCATCATAAAAATGATTATTATCTCTAACTTTCTGTATCAAGTCTCTTAATTTATATTCATCTTCCTTCTTAATAAATAAAATCCCAATTATAAATTTATCTTCTTCCTTTGAAACTCCACTTTCATCCTGATAAGCTAAGTAATTCATTTGGCCTCCCGTATTCCTTAAGTTTTTACAATATATTTTTATTATAATACTATCAAATTCTAACTTAAAATAAAAAAACTAAATAATATAAAAAGAGATACTGTTGCATTAGCGATTTAATAAATCATTAAACAACAGTTCTTTTTACCATATGTTAAGATGTTATATTTTCCTTATATTATAGAGTTCAACATATATTGAAATATTCCTTCAAAAAAATCGCCTGAAGATTTTTCTTCAGGCTCTTTTTTATTTTTTTAATTCTTTATCTTTTTCGTTTTTAATAGTTACACTTTTAACCGCAAAGTCATAGCCCCCTGTAGCCGTAAAGCACACCAGCACAGCATTAATAAGCATAAGATACAAATTGCTTACTGCAAAGTTGCCAGTTAATGCGCTACAGATTAGGATATTTAAAAAAGCTATAACAAATGTAAAGTACCTTGTTGGTATTTTCTTTATGCCTGGTAAATCCTTTAAAAACTGTACCACCAGCATTGTAACTGCAACTGTACCCATAAAAGTGCTTATATAATCTATTGTAAGAAAATCAGTAAATTCCATTTCCCGTCTCTCCTTTTTTAATTTATTTTTTTGCATGGTGTACTTGGTATCCATGCTTCCTTGCCATGTATGTCAAGCACATACCATCCTTGCTTAATCCCTATAGCAGTTATATTATCACCTCTATTAAACTTCTTTACTGGTACCAATGTATCTATATTATATGCCCATGAAGGATAATCCATTTGAAGTCTTTGTCTATATGGTTCCACTTTATTTTCCTCCCTTTGAATTGCATCATCTTTAAACTGCACATTATAAAATCTGCAAATAGCTTTTGCTAATGCTCTTGCTTGTCTTTTTAATTTATCTTCTGTATTAAATTTCTGTACATCTACAATATTATCTATATAACCAAATTCAGAAATAATAGACGACATATTAGTATTCCTGATAACTGCATAATAATCTGCCGTTCCTTTTGAATTTTTTCTGCCATAAATCCCATTCCCATGAGGTACCTGCCCTATATTCCTATATTCTTCAACTACAATCTGAGCCATCTTTTGGCTATTACCTGGATGTATTGAATGAATTACTTCATATCCAATTCCACCACCAGCATTATGATGAACACTTATGAAGAAATCAGCACCCCATCTATTAGCCATTTGGCATCTTTCATTTAAATCATAAAATCTATCATCAATCCTTGTCATTCCTACAATAAATCCATTTTTTTCAAGTAGTCTTTTTAGTTCTAAAGATACGGTTAAATTAAGATTTTTTTCTATCAAACCATTTGCACAAGCACCGCCATCTTTCCCACCGTGCCCTGCATCAATCCAAATTTTCGGCACAATCATCACTTCCTATACTTATCATTATTTGATTAACCCACGTTGAGCTGCATAGAAAAAGAAACCTATATAGCCACCTATTTGTAAGCCAATAAACCATCTCATAGTTGTATTTAAACTTTTAACAATTTCACACAAATTTTGTGTCTGCGTTTTAGATTCTCTCCCATCCTGTTCCATCTTACCAATTCTTCCACCATATTCCTTGAGAGTTTCTCCCTGTTCTTTAAATTTTTCATCTATTTGTCTATGCTTCTGTTCACAAAGTTTTTCATTATATTCGCTCATGACACACCTCCCAGCAAAAATATTAAAGGGAGTAGCATTTTACTACTCCCCGATGTGACGTATAATTACCCTATTATGCAACATAATCCTGCCCTGTTATCTCTTTAAACTGGTTTGATGTAATTTTACCCTTTGCCACAAAAATCTTAACCTGTGCAACTGTATAATACCCGGCCTTGTAATAATCTCCTACAGTTTTATACCAATCCATACTACATCAGCCCCTTTTCTACTAAGACTAAGAGCATTTGAGCATTTTGAGCTTCTAATTGTGCAATTTTTTCATTTTCATTTAGTGGCCTATCAACATAGTCATAATAGGCTTGTTTTGTTACCGGGTTTACATATAACATTAACTTCTTACCGGTTACCTCGTTAGGTCTTTCAGGTAAATTTGTTTCAGTAGTTTCAACGGCAACTGAGCCGCTAATATAAGCTCCTTGCACTTCGATTTTTTCTTCAGTAATCTTTTTTCCTATTAGAATCATATATTATCCCTCCAATTTATTTACCAAATAATTATTACTCTGCCATTTTGACCATTTCCACCTACATAGCCTCCATTTTGTCCACCGTTTCCTCCCTTACCATAGCCATTTTCTCCAGTACCGCCTACGCCTCCATATGACGCATTTATTCCATCTGCTTTATCACCTTTATTTCCATTTCCACCGTAGCCATATCCTACACCGCCACTACCACCAGGGTTCCCTGTTGGTGCTTTACCTCCATAGCAGGTATAACTTGATACGGTTGTATTCCCTCCATCATTAGCACTACTTGTTTGAGTACCATTGCCTCCAGTGCCAACTATTATCGGTATGATTTGTCCTGGGGTTACATCTATTGTAGTGATTAAGCTACCTCCACCACCACCGCCTGCATAACCACTGCCACCGCCACCGCCTGCTACGCCAATAGCGGATAACTGTTTAACACCATTAGGTACAGTGAAATTATATGTTCCTGGAATTGTATATGTCTGTAATCCATGCACAACATTTTTACCTATAAGCCCATGAAGCATTAAATCTTCCATCATGATGTCACCTCGCTTGTAATATCATCACCTGTATATGTCAAAGCATATGTTTTTGTTAATGCTACCGTTGTACCATCTGCTTTATAATAAGTGACTGTTCGGACTGTATATTTAGGTGATGTGCCACCGCTTAAAACAGATTTTTTTGCAAGGGTGCCATCAGAGCGTTTCCATTGTAATTCTGTGTATAGTCCGTTAGCATCATTCGATAAACGATACATGCTTAACACTTCGCCATGCGCCGCAATATCGGACTTATGTGCATTAAGTGCATCACTTACACCCTTCACTGTTTCAGTAGTCCGCCCAGTTCCGGCAAGTTCATTTATCTTATTCAAAAGATTCCCAGCTGCATCTTCGCCTAATGTATTTTTTATTCCAGCGAACCAGCTATTAAATCCGTCCGTAAATTGATTAAACAATGTTTTCGTGTCAGCGGTTATTAAGCTATCAACTATACCACATAAATCTTGGTTTTGCCGCTGGTCTGCTATATTTGCCTGAGTAATACTTGTTGCACCGGCATTTATTGCTATATCAGCAAGAGCCAAATCATACCCATCCGCATTACGTTCAATCGTTGGCGCTGTAGGAAAGCTTGCTATTACTCCCTTTAAAACTTTTACATTTATTGTCCTGCCTGTGGTATCTAAATGTACTGCAATCCTGTCAATCCTATTTAATGTTCCATCCGCAGTTTCTATTGTAAAAGTAGTATCGGCATCAAGATAATAAAAATACCCATTTATCCATGCCGAGCCAGCCTTTACAATTATGCTCATGTCGTTATTACCACTTGCGAACACCTGCAGATTTGTACTTGGATCCGGAAAAATACCATTCGATATAAAAGAACTAAAATATTTTGCAAAATCTTCAGCTTTATAAAGCCTGTCACCAGAAACACTATTAAAAAAACTTGAATGTTCTGCCATGCTATCACCTCACTATCCTTTTTGTCGCACGTTTGAATATGGTTAGTAAATTAGGAACTGATGCTCCAACTGTAACTTCAAGATTATTATTGCCAAGTTCATATATTTCCTTAAGTTCTGTTATCTGTGCATCCATTTGGATCCCCCAGCGTCTTGAGACAACCGTTACAGTATCACCCAAATCATAATCCGTCTTATAAATAAAAGAAACATCCGGAATAATTTGAAACTCAAATGTTTTTACTTCTGCCATTTCTGAAAGTTTTTGAGAGCCTTGCGTTGTTAATTCCGTCACATCTGCTGCATTGCTGCAATCAATAAATGTTTCCTGCCTCTGCAGTCCGATACCAGAGCCAACCTTTTGCATAAGCCTATTATTATCGTCTCCCTGTCCGCCGCAATAACCTACATTTGCACTGTTTAAAATATCCTGGATAAAATGTTCAGCCTTGATGTTATCGAAGTCAGCACTAAAAATAACCGGGTTTAAACTCGATTGATTTATGCTGTAGTTCTTGCCTTGATACACATCAAATATGAATTGTTTGTCTGATATACTAAATAGTATATCCCATCCCAATTTTGCATAAGTTCCTATTGTGTTCATCATATCGGAAAGCACATTATATTTTGCACGCCATGCATCCGTTATGCCTCTTTGCTGATCTGTTGCAATAATTAAATTTGAAATATTTCTATCTGAATCGGAAGCAATTACTATATTATGGCTTACAAATGCTTTCATGATAGTTTCTTGTTTGCCATTCTCACTGTCATATCCATCCGCACCAGTTGGCAGACATAAACGCCTTGACAATAGTCCTTGTAATGTTGTCCCAGTTATAATCAATTCGTCTGTTGTACTACCGTCATCAGCTATTTGATTTTCACGGTGTCCTATTATACCGCCCATATGTGGTACTGATTTATCATCACCTGATTTCAAAAATAGAATCATATTATTTTCCTGCAGATACTCAGTATTATTTTTATTAGCATTAATATGCAATTCAAAATCTCCCACAGAATAAAAACGTCTTACTATCTGCAAGCTTTCATAATTATCTATTATCCCAAGTAAATTGAAGTCTGTATATGAAAAAATCAATATTGCTGCAACCTGTTTAAAATCTGCTGCCACGTCTTACACCCCCATATACTGCGGTAAATAATATATTGAGCACTCCAAATTATTGACATTGGTATCTGCATTATATTTAATCAAATTGTCACCTGGATTAAGTTTCATAAAAGGTAAAGTTGTGTTTACTAAATCTATAAAACCTAAAGCATTTATAACATTTGTGCTTCCTTGAACTGTGTATTCAGCTTTATTATTACCGTAGCTTGTATAAACTGTTATAGTATCGCCTTGTGCTATTGATTTTTTAATTTTTATCTGCTCATGTGTGTTAACATTCATTATTGAAGGATTTACCACGGTAGCAAGTGCAGTAAATACAACTCTCAACCCACATGGTACATCTCCAGGGTTGAAGACATTTATTATCGTGCTTGATTGTCTATGCCCCATTTGTATGCCATCCGCCAGTATTTCAAGAGGAAAACTAAAACCACCTAGCCATTCAGCTATTTCTGATTTACTTTCTTGAGTATCTTTCCAAAATGGATCTGGAGCAAACAACTGAATTTGAAACTCCTGAGCAACGGAATCAGTATTTTTAAATGTTGGACTGTCCTGAGGTATGCAATCAATTTTGTAAGTTCCTGCATCATTTTCATATTTTAATGTGCCAACATATTTGGGATTGAAAACATTACACAACTGTCTACGTTTCTTGTAAGCATCTTCAAGAGAAATGCCTATTATAGCTCCTTCTATTGCTGGACTTTTTTCTTCAAGCAATGTATCATCAACAGTTACACCATCTTGCCCAGGCCCTTTTGACGTTGTTATAGTTATTTTATTTGTACCCGTGCCGGTTATACTAGATAAATAAAAAGGGCCCAAACTATTTAATTCAATACTCTGGCCCTTTGAGTTTGTATACGTTACTTTCTCCATACTTTCACCTGCCTAAGCTAATTGATAAGCTGCTTTTCTAAAGAAGGATTCATCTTGCCGTTTTTCTTCAGATGGTGTTACTTTTGTTGGGCTATTATGCGTAAAATTAAAATTATTTGTAACTGCTGTATTGCTATTATTAGAAACAGTCTTTGAAGTATTTGTATTCGGTATGCTATTTGCTCCTACTGCTGTATTTGCTAACTGCATAGTACTTATTGCGCTATCCCTTGCAGAACTAATTTCAGCAGTTATACTTGAAATCATGCTTTTTATGTTATCTATTGCCGGTTCAAAACCCTCTACCAATCGTTCCCCAAGTGTCTGACCAGCAGCCTTATATTGCTCACCGTAGGAATTTAATAAAGCTACAATTTCATCTTGACTTTTTTGCATAATCATTTTTTCAGCTTCAGCTTCAAGATTTGCGTCAGAAAGCTTTTTACTGTAAAATACCTGTACATCAGTAAGTTGTTTATCAAGGGTATTCTTATTTGCATTGTATATTTGATTAATATTATCTATCTGAGCTTTTTTATCCTGCTCCATCAAAGCTTTTTGCTTGTCATAATACTTTTTATTATCCTGTAATCTTTTATTTAAATTAGCTTTTCTTACAGAATATATATCTTCAACATTTTGTTTTTGTTTATCTGCATCAGTTTTAATAGCTTCTTCTTGAGTTCGTAAAGCTGCCTTTTTATCCTCAATAGCTTCTTTATTGAGTTCTTTTTTATATTCAGCCTGGGTAGCTTTTAATTGTTTTTTAAGCTCTTCAGTATTATAGCCATTATGGCTATATTCAATTTGAGACTGCAGATCTAATATCTTATCCTCATATTCCTTATGCTTATCTGCCTTATCCTCTGCCGCAGCTTGTTCATCCAGTGCATCCTCTTGAGCCTTTAGCGCTGCTATTTTTGCATTAGATACATTTTCAATATTCCTTATGCTTTCATCTTTCCAATTGCCGAGTTCATCAACTTCAGCCTGTAATGCTTCTTCTGTAGCTTTTTGGTCTTCTTCAAGCCTTTTCTTCTTTTCATCAAATACAGAATTTATAGCATCCTCAGACTTCGTTCTCCAATCTTCCCAGTAATGAATTTGATTATTAATACTATCCTCCGCTTTTTTTTCTTCTTCGGTATACTTCGATTTTAATGCATTTTTTATCTGCTCATTTAAACTATTTACACTATCGACGAAACTTTTTCTATTCTGCAGTTCCTGTTGCAATTCCTCTTTTGACATTTTGCCAATACGCTGTATTTGTTCAATCTCTTTATCAGCCTGATCCTTACGAAGTTGGATTTCATCTTTTATCATCTGCTTCTTTTGATTATATTCATCTTGGATAGTATAACGCTTACTACCCTTTACACCTCTTAAAGCTTTTGCTTCCTGCTCTGATAAGTTGTTAAGCTGTGTGTTCAAATCTTTTACTACTTTGGTAGTATTATCTTTGATTTTAGATATTTCAGTTGAAACAGCATCTGCAACTTTCTTTACTGAAGTTTTAACATCATCAGTGCCATAATTTAAAATATCACTAATTGTTTGCATAAAATCAACATCTTTTATACCTTCAGCTATACCAAGACTAATATTTTTACCAACTTCATCTCTGAATACAGTTGAAGGAGAATGTATTCCAAACATTGCCTTAAAGCCTTTTAATATATCGCTTCCAATGGCTTTAACTGTGTTAAGTAATCCACCAGCAGCCGCTTTTAACCCTTCCCCAATGCCTTGTATTATAGATTTACCTAATCCTGCCCAGTCAGCAGACTTTAAGCCATTCCATATAGCCTTTACAATAGATGGTATTGCCGCGATGAGTTGAGGTGTTGCCTGTGCTAAACCTTGTATTAATGCAACAATAATCTGTATTCCAGCCTGAATTATAGACGGTAAATTTTGTATTATAACTTTTATAATTTCTTCAATTACCTTAACTATTGTATCAACTATTTTATCCATATTATTCGCAATGCCTTGGATCAAAGCTACAAGTATATTTAACCCTGCTTGTACTATTGTTGGGAGATTATCCACTATTGCAATTACAATAGTTTGGATTAGCTGTATTACAACTGGAATAAGTCTTGGAAGATTATCAGCAATCCCATTTACCAGGGTTGTAATTATTTGAACTGCTCCTTTAATAATGGCAGGTGCATTGGTGATAATCGCTTCTAAAAGGGTCTGGACTAATATTGCACCCTCATTAATCAGTTCAGGTAATTTTGCTGTAATCCCATTCACGAATTGTGTTATTATTTCTGGCCCTTTAGTAATTGCTGTTTGGGCAAATTTATCAATTTGTTCTCCAAATTTTTCTTGTGCAACTCCAAGCCCTGTAAGTAATATGCCTACAAGGGCGGTAGGACCAATAAACTTAAATGTCAAATCCATTACATGCTTAAGCCCACCAATTGTTTTATTGCCAAGGTCACTGAACGCGGCTATAATACCTGGACCTTCAGCACTAATTAAACCGCTTATTTTGCCCAATGGATCTGTAATAGCAGACGGTAATTTACCAAATACTTTACTGGCTGTTTTCCCTATAATATTAAACTTTGAAACAGCTCCATTTTTTAATGCGTCAAAAGCATAAAGTCCTTTTATCCGTAACGTATCAAATGCACTTCCAAGCTTTTTAAATATCGTTAAGTTCCCGAACTTTGAGAATATACTTGATGCTGATTTCCCAAGATTTTTAAATGATGAAATACCATTCACGCTGAATTTAGTTACTGCTTCTTTAGCTTTACCTATACTTTTTTCAAATTTGCCTGCACCTTCTGTGAGCTTACCCATAATTTTTATGCCGGGACCAAGAACTGCCAATGCCGCTCCAATTCCAAGAATAGTTTTTATTTGTTTAGGAGTAAGTTTACCTATAGCATTTGCTATATTATTAATTGTTTTGCCAAGTACAACACTTTCATTTTTACCATTTAAAGCATTGTTCAAAGCCGTGCCAAATTCATTTAACTTTTTTGTTCCATCCATTATAACAGGTAAAAACTTACTACCTAAAGTGCTTACTAATGTTTCAAGGTTTAGCTTTGCCACCCTTGCTTGATTGGCAAAACTATCATTCAAAGTACGCCCAAAGTCGCCTTGAGCATCTTTAGTAACACTTAGAAGGTAATTATACCTTAAGGTTGTTTGCTCTGCCTGTGACATATCTTTATATGATTTTTTAATCCCTTGAGACATTGCGTAAGCTTCTAAATTCACGACAGACATATTAATACCTAACTGTTTTAAAGGTTCAGTTTCTCCTGAAATTCCACTTCTTATCTTTTCCCACATATCGGAAGTACTTATATTATAAAAAGAGCTCATATCGCCTGTAAGTTGAACTAA